TTTCTTAGTTTTAACAGTTAGAGCAATCGTTGATGCACGTGATATCGTAATCGGTCGTTATCGTGTAGTCGAGAGCCAAGTATATATGCTCCGGATGAACCGGATACCTACTTGCTGCAAGCTTGTATTCGCTGGTGAATATACCAACGCCATCGTAATTCGTTGTGTTCGCTTCAATGATACAACCGAAAAGACCTGCATAGTTGCTAATCTGCGAGGATGCAAGCTGCTGCTGAACGCCTGACGATAGCAGGAAACTCAGTTGTTGTGGTTGTAGTGATAGCTTCTTTCTATTGCCAAAGACAAGCATCCGCATCTCAGCCACTTCTCTTGCCGTGTTGAGTCCATCTCCGAAAAGCACTGCACCCTCCTCGATAGTTGTACTGAGGCAGCGGTGATAGATTACTATGTCGAACTTGTCATCGAATCCACTGAACATCGTGCTGCCGAAGTTGGTCACCAGTGCAGGGATTGTGTCTTGTGCGTTGTTAAAATTACGAGGCAGTAACTCAGATACACCGAAGAGCTTGCGGTTGTAAGTCTTCAACTTACCAGTCGCAAGAGTGGTGTTGACTATGTCTACAATCTCGTTGAGGTATGGCATTACTTTAGTGTGTTTGTGATGAACTCAGCAGCGACATCTTCAATCTGTTGGAACTCTTGCTCAGTAGGTTCGAAGATAATACCGAAACGGTCTTCTGCCCAGTTAGCCTTGTCGAAATTCAATCTATTGCTATATCCTAATCCATAGGCATTATCTCCAATTGGAGCTACGTTGAAATCATTCTGCATCTGCCCAGTGAAGAACAATGTCACATTGCTTGCACTTCCCTTGCCCTGCTCGATACGGTACTCAAGATATGAATTTGAATAAGTACCTATCTGCGTTCCGTCTGACTTGATTCCCCTCTCATGAATCCGGTCACGCATCTCAGCGAGAAGCGTGGTTGATATCTCACGCAACAATGAATCAGTCTCCTCCAAGCTGAGCAGAGAATCCGTCAGGTCTTTTAATTCCTTGATGTCAATAGTGTACGTGGCACTCATTTCTTGCCTCCACGCCTACCACCTTTGCATCCACATTTGTTTCTCATATCAATAGAATTGTGTTGCTTCACGCAGTTGAACTGATTCATTGCACTCGATACAACAGTCGCACGATAGCTTCAATCCACCTGCAACCTGCTCCAATGACTTACTGTACTCGACTTGATACTCTGCCCTGAGTTCATTCAATCGTTGCAAGTTGACTGTCGTGAACTGGTTGAGTTTGCTGCTATACAATTGCTCAGTCAGGACTTCGATGCCCAGCAAGTACCAATATGCACGGCTGAACAAGGTCTTATTCTGACATATCATGGCATCCCAATTGCAGACGATACTGAAAATACCACTCATGCCGTAGGTGTTGTTGGAGAATGAACCTGTTGACACTTCGCCATCACTTGTGAATCCTTGCAATCGCACATCACAACATGACATCATAGATCGATTGTATGGTAGAACCAAATCGAGCAGATTTGTCACAGTTCCCACATTGACAAGAACTGCTATTCGCCAAGATGGATTAACATATAGATTGTGAAATGTTGTATTGATTTCAATTACATTCTTGCCTGATTGCAAATCAGTAGTTTTATTCATCAATGTCAACCCACTATCAAGATCAACAATATCAAATTGCGCCCCATTATAGATCTGGTCAGCAAAAAATACTATCTGCTGCACGTGAATACTCGCAAATGGAGAAGGCACAAACTCATAATTCTGGTCTATCAACTCAATCGTGAATCCTGCATATTGTGCAGGTGTACTCGCTGCAAGACTCCCTACATCATTACCTACGTTGATTCCTTGCATTAGACTGTTCAACTTGTAATGCTTGCCCATAGCTTCACGAACATCAAGACTGAACCTCTGCTGCGCACGAGTCTGCACCATAGTCCAAATGTCTGAGTAGGTAGGCTCGTCAGTATTGGTCAACGTGACCAGATTCTCCAAGCTCATTCCCGGCAGGTCGTTCACATACAAACCCGATGGAGGTGTGGTGCTACCGCATCCACGCAAACCAATATAGTTGTCTAAGCAGTGAGCCATAGTTGATGAGTTAGGTGTGTTACCGGGCAGGTACAGTCAAGTCCTGCCCGGTCAACAACACCATTCAATTAGGAATTAGTCATTGCATAACGCAGAGATCCGTTGCTACCAGCAAGACGGTCACCGCCATCGAACGCATCCTTTGGAGTTGTGAACAAACCATAACGCTTCTTGATGTAGAGAGCGTATCCACGACCAGTCAAAGACTCAGTGTTCAGGTAACCGCTGGGCAGGTTGTTCGCATCTTCAGGACAATCGATATACTTCACTTGAAGGTCGAATGCAATGTTGCCAAGACCATTCGGAGTCCAGCACTGAGTGCGTGGGTCAACGATTGTGGTGAAGAACGAAGTGCCACGCTGACCTGCGAAGCTTCCCACGTTGTCTTGACGCTCAACGAGGTGAACGCTACCCGGAGCGAACATACCTACGTGCTGCGCTCCCCAAGTGCTACCAGTCTGACCGGAAGCGAAGAATTGGAAGTTAGCTGCAAGAGCTGATGGGTCGAAACCAATAGCTTGTGCAAGTGCGTTCTGATTCTTCTGAATGGAGTAAGCGTGCATGAGTGAACCAAGTGCGCCAACGAACATTGGAGTTCCGCAGAATTCGTTTGCAGCAGCATCTGTCAAGAGCTTAGTCAAGCCAGTGCCGAGATCATTCAGGTTTCCGTCCTGCTCGATGTTTACTGTTACGGCAGTAGCAGTACCAGTAGCAACGTGATTACCGAATGAAGAAGCCATAGCAGTGGTCAGAACGTTCTCCATCTTCTGATAGATTCCGTTCATCGCATGAAGGATTCCACGCAGGTGTTCAGTCATCATCTGCGTAGCAGGCTGACCAACTGCAACAGTGCGAGAAGCATCTTCGCAATATTGACGAACAGTGTCATCAGCAATCCATAGACCAGTCTGTGCCACGTTGTTCACGCTGACAGTTGTCTCTTTGTAAGCAGGTTGCAGGTCGATTCCGCAAGAGTCACTGGTAGATACCTGCGCAACAACAGTGCGTGGCATATACTTCACGTTGACTTGACGATAGTGTCCACCAACGTATCCATCCTGCAAAGGAGTAGGACGATCAGGTGAAGTCACCAACATATTTAAGAAACCCGGAATAGTTACTTTTTGTCCGGGATAATTTTGCCCAGCGATGCTATCTAAGTGCAAGAGCAGGGCTTCGCAATATCCGTTTGCCATTTTATTATGAGATATTTGAAGAGTTAAGTTTGGTACTATTTGTATTGGCTTTCGCCCTGCTTTTGTTGTCCGAAGACCTTTGTACTATCTTGGCTTGCGCCCTATCACGATGAACGATTGCTTATGATTGAGAACCTGCACGGAAGTCCGCAAGAGCTTTACTCACTTGTGACTTGGCAGCAGGTGCAATAGGTTTATTCGGTAGTGGTGTTTGTATTGGCACTCCGGCAGGCGTGGGCGCAGGTGCTTGGTTGTTCACCTTTAGCAACTTCGCCTCTGCCAGCACGGACTCCGTAAATGTCTTGATATCTATTTGTTTGTTGTCGATTGTGAATGGAAGGTCAGGTGCTTCTGCATTGACAAGCTTCAAGCCGTCAGCAGTGTATTGGTACTTGCCTCCTTTCTCTCTGAGTTTCTTCTCCCACAAGTTCCGTGCAGTGGCTACGGTTACATCCTTATCGAGGTCGAGCGCATAGTTGTAACTTCCGAACATCCCTTGCAGTTCCTTGTCGGTCAACTGAGATTGCCACTGGCTATTGACTGTCTCGACATCCTTCTTGCGAGCTTCTTTCTCTGCATTGTAGAGTGAGGAGAGTTCGTTGATTTTGTCAACCAACGCTTTCTTCTCGCCTCCAGTCGCAGTGATTGCTCTCTCTCTCGCATCCGATATAGCCTTCGCCAATAGCGGAATACGGTTGTAAGTAGATTGCTCACCAAGAATTGCTGACTTGGTTTCGTCATCGAACTCATACGATTCAAGTACGTCTTTGATTTTTGTGTCAATGGTCGACAAAGCAGTTGCAGTGAAGTGTTTCTTCACCACTGGATTGTACTTGGCTTCGTCCTCAGTCATCAGTTTGCTCTGCATAGCAGATGCAATAGTTGAAGGAACTTGCACGCTCGATAGCGCAGGATTTGTGACCACTGACTTCAATGATTCGTCAGCATTGTCAATACCTACACGGTCAGCAATTGATTGGATAAATTCAGCTAAATTCATATTTGTTTTTCCGATTTTCTCGGCTTGGTTTTACTCATATCGATGACAGTCTCCTTGATGACTTTCACTTCGGAGTTGACTGGCAGGATGTCGCAGACACCATCGATGCCTTGCTTCATCAGCATAATCCTGACTTCATTTTCATTGACAGATGGGAACTGAAACCATTCCTTTCCGTCACGCATTACTTTACAAAATTTCTGATCCATACTTTACAAATATACATCACTTATTAGCGAATTCGTCACGCAATTCTTTAGGCACTACGGCTGCACTGACCGGATACAATTGGTGATTGCAGTTGTATCCTCCCCGATTGATGCGGAAATTAGCAGCATTCGTGCCTGGTATCATGCCTTGTGGCAGTCCGGTCTTCTCATAGATTGGCACTCGCTCCCCACATACATAACCATTGACGATATCGTCAAACTGGCTGCGGTGGATATATTCCATGCACTTGCTACGCTTGGCTTGTATCAGCGCATCGCAGATAGGTCGGCTTGTATCTTGCAGGCTTCCGTCATATTTGTACCATACCAAGCCAAGATCATCCGTCAGAACTGCGTTGTAGTTGGCTGAGTATTGGTTCAGTGAGTCAGTGACAATCTGCTTAGTATACCTCACTAATCTGCCATCTCCAGCATCCGTATCGAGCATGAACTGTCTCGCCTGCTCGATGAACTCTGCACGGCTTCCGCCAGTTGTCACGTTCTTGACGAGTATGTCTCGCACCGGGTCCACGAAATTCACTCCTATCGCATCCTGACCAAGCTGGTCGACTACGGCTTCCTTAGCCAGCGACTGAATCTGCTCCATCACGCTTGGCACTTTGAACTTGCCTACCGTTGCCGTGAAGTATTGGTTCTGAAGTTTGGTTAGTTCATTGTAGTCCTCCAGCAATAGGTCGAGGTCGTCTTGATACTTCTTATCAAAGATGACCCGGTTCAGTTCGTCCTTTATGCGTGATATTGTCTTAATGTTCTTAGCAGTTGGCTTAATCTTACCATCCGCATCGGTATCGAGGTCAGCAGTAAGATTCAGCACCACATCATAGGACTGCCGTTGAATCTGAGGCATACGCTCATTCCATTGAGATACACGCATCTCAATCAGCTCAGTGATTTTCTCTATGATTTGTGCTTGGGTAGCCATTACAATCCAGCATCAGCAGGAGTCGGGGCAGGAGCAGGCAGGACCCTACGCTCCTGAGCGTATCGCAGCATGACTGCCATCTGATCAGCGTAGCTGAGATTGGCAAAGTCCTGCACCTCTTCCAAAGCTCTGGTCACGAATTTATTGATATTAGCGTGTATTATGAGGTCGTTCTGGTCGATAGCGTTGTACATCCGTTGCAGACTGATATTCTCCTCCGGCACTCCTGCGAATGGGTCAAGCTTGAGCTTGAGTACCACTAAGTCCTTCACATCTGAATCGTTGAACTTCTTTCCTGCGAGTTCTATCTGCGCAGCGTTGATGATAGCCGGGTCAACCTTTGCATTCACCAT